GCCTGACTCCAAGTTAAATTACGACCCCCTGTATCAGGACGGGGATTAAGGATAGCTGGATTGTCTCTTACATCAGGTATCTTATTCTGAGGATGGTTCTTCAGATCAAACATTCCTTCAAAATCTTGTGGGCATACCAGCATCCCATAGCTGTTCATTTGCATTATTCTGTGCGGATATACAAATCCACATGTATCACACATTGCCAGTGCATTTTTAGCACTTGCCATTAGATATACCTTAGTTTAGGTACTATATACATTGAAGCCCGCTCTCTATCTTCTTCCATAGCTCTTGCAAGCAGTTCTTCATAGTTTGTTTTTAACATTACCATTCTGTTGTCACTGACTGCCGGTCGTTTCATAGACATATAATAGGCAAGACCACATGTAAGACAGGGTAAAAATCTTTTAGGTATGTCTGCATTCTGTACAGCAGATTTATTTACATCTTGAAGTTCAGAAATAATTTCTAATTTTAAAACATCAGTAGAATTATCTGGAAGAGGCCATATAGAAAGAACAGGATTATCTCTTTCCCTGCGTATTGAGTATTGGCTAGATCTGCCAGTTTGTGTTTTATTAGGAATAAGTAAATATTCTTCAGAAGTAATTCGTTCAAGTTGAAGATCAGTACTATCTCTGTTAAGAACTACCTCTAGTGCATCTATAGTGGAGGATGCAAGATCATAAGTAGCTGTACTGGCAACTACAGTAAGACTGGAAACAGAAGTAGTCCATAATAGAACACCCCTGTTTTGCCAATCTTTTAACATTAAGTTTATGGAACGACGAGCAGAAGCAGGCTCATGACCAAGAGTCGCCTCACCCCCGATCATCTCCATCGCTTCCTGAATAACTTCATCTATGTCCAGATTAAAGTTATATGTACCTGAGACTGCCATTATATTCTAAACCTTTTCGTTTTTACTGCTATTATTTTTGGCTGCTTCACGAACTGTTTCTTTGCAACAATCCTTTTTATCTCTATTTTGATGGCTACTACATATTACTTTGTTACTAAGAATCTGATAGTCTTCTCTGGTAACTATCTTTTCATCGTCTTTCCAGAAGTCTTCTCCAAGTCTACCTGTCATTATTTTCCAACTTTCTTCATTGCCGCTCTGTGCGAAGCTCCAAAGCTTTTACCAGTTCTCATAGAAGTTCTCATTTCAGACATATGTTTTTTACTATGGTGTTTAGAATGCTTAGTTAAAGCTGTCTTTTGGCTGGGTGTAATTTTTTTCAACTAACATCTCCATCTTTTTCTGGCTTGCCTTAGTCTGCTATTAGGATTCTTAGCCGCCTTTGGAAACTTCTTCATCTGCCCTGCTGATCTTGCACAGTATGACTTACGTCTTGCTGCTCTCTTACCTGTAGGTTTCTGCTCAGTTACAGCGGTCTGTAATTTACTTCCTTTGTTTTGTTTACGATACTTGGCAACACCTTTTTTGGTAAGACCGGCACCTGACTTGGTGGGGCGTTTCATCCCTCTGCCAATAGTCATGCCCTTCATATTACTGGGTTTTCTTTTTTGCTTTACTACCATATGTATACCTAAATTTTCTTTCTATATAGTTGCAAAGATTATTTATATATTCATTAAAATCTTTATAGTCTTCTTTTTTAGGTTTAGTTCCTGAATTATCTATTAAACTATAATCATCGTAGCCTTCTTGCACAGACTTATTATACTTAATAAGAAATTCCTTGGTAAGCATTTATAGTTCTAGTCTTCTATTTTAAAAGCTTTGCCCTGCTGGTAGTCTTCATCGACTACCACATCCTGCGGTGGTCCCTTCACAGCCGGTCCCTTTCGTGCAGCGCCAAAGCCCTGCCCAGTAGGACGACCTACAATCTCATCAAGATCAATGGGTCTCTTTAGTAGTGTATGCGGTCCCATTATGCTATTCTCCTCTTAGGTTTTCTACGTCTTGCCTCGCTAAGTGCGATAGCAATTGCTTGTTTATTACTTGTAACTTTATTGCCGGAACTACTTTTAAGTTTGCCCAGTTTATATTCTTCCATAACATCCCTAACTTTTTTCTTACCGGGATTAGTAACCTGTTTTCCTGTGCTGGAACGATTAACCATTATTCTAGGATTTCCTTACAGCACCACCACCACGTATGGCAGCACCACAACCACGTCCTACTTTACCACCCTTCTTACGACTAACAACTTTACCACCATAAGCTTTAGGTATATTTTCCATATCATAAGTTACAGCACTGTCTACATATACTTCAGCATTTTTAGCTTCATTAGACATTTTATTTTTAGCGGATGCTTTAGTAACATCCTGATCAATAACACCAAGACGTTTTAACATTGCTAATCTTTTTTTCTTAGCTGCTGTTTCTTTTTTCTTAGCTGCTTCTTCTTTTTTCTTTTTAGCTGCTGCTCTTTTTTTATCTGCTGCAATTTCAGCAGGAGTACCTTGAATATCTCTAGCGGTATCTTTACGCCTAGTAACCATAGTTTTACCCATAGAGTCACTACCAGCTTTTTGTTGCTCCTTTGTTTGCTCATAAGCAATCGGAGCAAGAGCAAGGACTGCACCTGCTGGTGTGGGTATCGTAGGTCTAGGTCGGGGATATTTACTAAGATTGGTTGGTCTAGAACGAAGTTGTCCAGTTTTAGCAGACCTTCCTACAATATTAGAAACTTTATTACCAGTAAGTTTTTTTGTCCCTAGTCTTCCACTATCTTTAGGGTCTTGTCTTACCACAGCTACATTTTTTATACCTCGTGGTCTATTGGGATTAGCTTTTACAACTTCATATTTACCACGAACGCTACTCATAGCCAGCATCCACTACTCTACCGCCAGACATTTTGTAAATAATCTTCCCACCGTGTTTTTTCTTTATCATTTCTTTTTCTATATAGCCGCCACCCATCATACCAATATTTTTATATTCTTGTTTTGGCTTGCTACCCTTAAGTTTATTTTTATTTTCTAAAGCTTTAATTATTTCATTTTCGTCTTTAGCTATTTTTTCAAAATACTTTTTTTCTTGTTCAGGAGTCATACCTGAATCACCAAACATTTCTTTTAATTTATCTAACATTATGGATTCCCCTGTATAATTGTGTCAGCACCGCCAGCAGGAGAAGCAGCCACTTGCATATCATCCTGTCTGGTACGTCTTGCCTGATTACGAAGTTGATCTACTGCTGTTTGATATTGTGTTTGCCATACTACCAGATTCGACCAGTCCTTCATATACATGGTTGCCTGTATCATACAACCTGCAAAAAGAGCATCATAACAATACTCACTAAAGTAGTTTGTGGTAGTTACACTGGTTCCTGTAGCAGAGGCAAGAGCAAGTGGTTGTGATTGAGATTCTATTTCTACTGTAAGTACAGAAACCGGGGTTGGTACAATTTTAATACTTGAATTAGTACGTCGGGTGTAGTAACGTGGCGTTCCGGTGGAAGCACTGACAGGCCAGTAATCATTAATATATTCTGTTGTTCTTTGAAGAAGGTTCGTCACTGTGGTTCCAGTACTTACCCTGTAGTTTACATTACGAACAATAAGAACTCTGTCGTTCAAAGAAACAGTTCCAGAATTTCCTGAAGATACTGAAATATTTGTATACTCATTAAGACCAGTATCATCAAGATCTTTGACTAGTCTAAATTCTGTCTTCTTGACAAAAGCAGATACCTGCGAAGAAAACTCTGTTGAGTCATTCTCCGTTGTATTAATTAAATCTGTTTTTAGATAAGAGTAAGAAGGCATATTAGCCTACATATAGTGTAATAGTAGGTGCCATTGCCGCAGCGCCAGAGGTTGCAAGACTTACAATCCCATGTACACCTACGCCCATATCTCCGATATACGTATCCTGAGAAACAAGTGCAGCAACACGCCATCTGATAGCGGTTCCAACAGCCGTTTTATTCGTAATCTGCTTCGTGCCTTTAATAATAATATCTCCAACAATAGTGGAGTATACATGCATTGCAAGAATACGAGTAGTGGAGGGAGTGGGACTACTGCCTGTACCCTCATCGCCCAACGTAAGGTTAGTATCTATATAACGGAAGCCAGTTATAATCGCACCATCACTGCTTACATTCTGGGCTACTTTAATATTTGTAGACATTCTTTTCCCCTTAGTGGTAGTAAAGAGAGAGTGGCATTATACCACCCTCCCTTACTAGAGTGTTAACCAGCACTACCGTACCAGCCACGCCAATCCGAAACACCAAAGCTATAACGCTCCCGTGCCTTGAATCGAAGGTTTCCGGTATCGAAGTCCGGCTCCATCTTGGTCTGAAGCGGCGAGCGAACAAACATCTTGGTGCCGTTCGGAACATCCGTTTTAATAAACCATGCATCCGTATCAGTAAAGCGACGATTAATGAAGTAACCTTCAGGAATCATGCCCATATGACGGGTAGCATTGATGGCATTCGTATTCGGATTAGCCGAAGCAGCACTCGTCTGAGTGTTACCCGGACTGGAAAGAACACGATCTGCAACCGCCCAGTAATCAACCGGGATATGTAGAGAAATAGCACTTGCACCAATAAGAATACCTCGGTCATCCTTGGTTTTCTGAATAGCAGTAAGTGCAGTCTCAAGAGTTGCTTCTGACAGATCAGCCGCACCAAGAAGGTTAGACTGATTACCATCAGAAATAGTCGGGTGAGCAGCAGAGAAGAAAGCAGCATTATCACCAATGGTATCAGAGAAACCATTGTTGTAGATGTTGGCAGCTTTTACCTGCTTGGTATTCGCCATCGCACGGGCAAGGCCCTTTGCACGAAGTTTGGCGAACGTGTCATAAAGATTATCTTCCATTGCTTCTTCGGTAACAGCAAAGGCAAGAGCAACGGTTTCGGCAGTATACCGAGCCGTGTAGCTTTCCTGTGCGTCATCATAAGAAACCGCCGCACCCTCACCCTTGGTGGGGGCAGTGCCGAAGCCGGTGAAGAGGACTTCTTCTTCAAAAGCTCTGTCGGAATTTTCAATATCATACAGAGGTTCATGTTCGTTATTAACCTCTCCATACTCCATTCCGAAAACGGCGTTTAGGCCGGGAAGGAGTTCTTTGCTAATACTAGCTCTATTAATAGCCATAATAAATCCTCCCTATTAAGCCGATGACGCCGTGGCCGTTACGAAACGATCACGATGATTGTTAATCCAAACTTCCACAATGGGATAAGCATCCGAATCCTTTTCATCAGGATACTTAGCTTTACCAATAACACGAACAGCCAACTGGGTTTCCGCACCGGACGCACCATCAAGATAATAGCTTGACTGGCCCGTAACAGTGTTACCGGAACTTGCAGTGGAGCTGACGGTTACATTGTAGTTTTTGACAATGGCAAGCTCAGCCGCAGAAAGCGACAGAGAAGCCTGAATGTAATACGTCTGATCAGGATCAGTGATTACAAAGAATTTAATGTCCGTGGCGGACGTTCCCCCGTTCCAGTAACGGGAAAATTTCGGTTCGCCATTTTCAACAT